CCCCGCTTCACTAAGGAGCAGCCATGAAGTTCCGATACCTTGGCGATAAAGACAACATGCAGGTTTTCGGCTATGACTTCCGCGACGGAGCCACTCCCGATGTGACCGACGACAACGCTATCAAGCGACTGAGTGGTAACAGGTTCTTTGAAACTGTTGAGGAAAGCGGCGAGGGCGAAGAAACCCCGTCCGAGAAGAAGAAACCCGGCAGGAAGCCCAAAGCCGACCAATCAGAGTAAGGAGCGCCCGTGTTCCCAATTTCGATACGGTGGGATAAAGGTTTAGGCAGTCTCGCAATATCCGCCCGGATGCTGTACGGCCTCGGATATTGGGATTTTGCCAATCAGGTTGAGTCGGCAGTGGACACGGCGAACTGTCGCGTCTACCTCACCGAACTCCCCACATCATCCCTCACCCTGTCGTGGTACACGGTAGACGTTACCCTTCCTTCCGCCCCCGGTCCCTTTCCTATCGAGATATTCGACGGCAACGGGGATTTGATAGGCGATGACCTCGCTCCCGGCACTGCGGCAGGTTCAACGGGTGGCACTGGCTCCGTTGGCGTTGGCATCACCCGCGAGCAGTTGGCTATCAAGGTGCTCTCCAACCTGAAAGTGTATGACCGTTCGGGCCTTGACGCAGAGGATCAGCAAAACGTGTTGGACGCCTACGATGCCGTTTATCAGGAGTTGAAAGACGATGGCTTGGTAACGTGGACGCAGGGCGAGGGTGAAACCATTCCCGTTCGTTTCATGAACAGCATCATCGCCCTTGTTTCGGCGGCTGATGTGCTGCTCGGCACCTACGCGCAAGAGCCCGTTGACGTACAGATGATCATGGCGGGGAAGGTGGCAGCGGAGCGGAGAATCAGGCGGCAGTTGGCAAGTGCGCAGGATACCGAAACTACCACCGTGGAGTATTTCTGATGGGTAAAGCCAAAGTATCCGCGCTGAAGATAGTCCCAAAGTACAGCCACCAAGTGGTGGAAACGCTGGAAACGCTTCTCGACCAGGCCAAGCGCGGCGAAATCACCGAACTCATGGCGACAACCAAGTGGAAAGACGGCGACTATACGCATTGCTGGACAGGGTGCGATAACCTGATGGAACTGGTAGGTGTATTGGAGAGGCAGAAACTAACCGCGCTGCGCAGGATGGACCCTGATGCCTAGAGAGCGACCAGACCAGCCGCCGCGATCAGGTGTTAGCGCAATTGATTAACGGCTACCGTGTCGGCACCTCCATTCACATGTGGCCCGACCGCGCCGAATACTGCGACCTTGGGGAGAGCGGCAACGTCTACGTGTGGCAGTCTACCCTCTACGGTGTCAAGTATGCCGTTTGCGCCGGGAAACTGTTCAGGGTCGATGGTGAAGGGCAGAAAACAGAGATAGCAGGGCCGGTGCTGTCGCTTGGCACCCCGCCGACCTTCACCGAGGACGCGCACAACGTCTTTGTCGCCGCAGCCTCCCCAATCTACAAGATAACCGGCGACACGGGGGCAGCTATCGGCGGGGGGCAGGCACCGGTCAACGTTACCTCTTTGGCGTTTCTCTCTGGCTTCCTTGTTGCCAACGGTCAAGACCCCGCAGGGGGAGGGCTGGCCGGTGACTTCGCCTATTCCGACACGCAGGGGGATGACGGGCCAACCTACGCCGTGTGGAGCTACGAGAACAACGCGACCAAGCCGGATGCGCTGCAAGGGCTGATTGCCACGCCGGATGATTACCTGTTCGCCATCGGCACCGAATCTGTTGACGTGTCTTATGTCTCGGGCAACGTAGAGAACCCGTTTAGCAGCAACAAGGCGCTTGCACAACCCTTTGGCACCCCTGAGCGGTTCACCATTGCCTACGACTCGCAATCCATTTTCTTCATGGCTGTAATCCAGGGAAACCGGCAGATTGTTCGCCTCGTTGGCGGCAGGACGCCGCAGATAATCGGCTTCCCCGTTGGCGTACCGGTGCAGGGCGCTGACATTACCGGGGCAAGAGGCCACATGGTGGGCTACCGGGGCCAGACGTTCTACGTGCTGACCCTGCCGCAAGCCAACGTTACTATTGACGACTTGTTCTTTCCCTCACTCACGCTTGCCTTTAACGTCCGCGCCGAGGAATGGGCCATCTTGGGCGAATGGGACGCGGAGCAGGGGCTGTATACGGCAGCGGTGGCGCAGTCATTCGCCTATGACGGAACCACGCGATACATCGGCGGCAACGATGGCAAGGTGTACACCCTCAGCGACGGGGAAAGAACCGATGAACCGCTGATGCTGCACCGCTGGCGTAACGATGGCCGGTTGGAATGGGGCAACGCTCGGGAACTCCCGCTAGGCGCAATTGGCGACAGGCGCACGCCGTTGGAAATCCGGCAGTGTGGCAGGTACTACAAGCGGCAAGATGAACTCATTTTCGCCAACGGCGGCACCCGCATGGCGATCCGCACCGGCTGGCGCACATGGGGCAAGCCCACCGACCAGAAAATCAGCAATGAGTATGGCTACGATGTGAAGCGCGGCGACAACGGTGTGGTGTTCAACGAGGTGACGGAAGATATCAAGGTGGTGCGATGACACTTTCTTCCAACCAGACACCAAAATCGCCCCGAGAGCTGGAGCAGTTCTACCGGGACGTGGCTAAGATGCTCGGCAACCTTGCCGGCATCCCATGGAACCTCATCAACAAGGCCGGGAGCCGCCTGGATGAAATCACCGTTCGCACTCACAACCTGCTCCAAGAGGTCAAGGGATGGGCTACCGGGACTGACACCGTTCAGGACCGGCACATCAGCGACGCAGACGGCACGGTATGGCAGGACCACGTAAATGTGACGGACGGTAACCCCCACGGCACCGACCACAGCCAACTTGACGCCATTGGGGAGCTAGACCCGACTAGCGCCGACGCCACCAAAGACAAGCACCTCTCCAACGCTCAGGGGCAGGTGTGGCAAGACCACGTTGGCATGTCTCAGAACGTCCACGGCATCGGCACGGGAAACAGCGTGGTAGGCACCGGGACGGCGCAGACCCTGACAAGCAAGAAGTTCGGCGATGACATCACACTCCCCAAAACGGCGGGGGTCGGGATAAAGATCGACACTGATGCCCCGGATTTCCCCTGGCGCGACCTGATCGGCCTCATCATTTACAAGGACGTGGGCGTGGGCTCGCCCCTGATGACCACCTACCGGGGCAACGTCAGGGATGTTAACTTTGCCGCCGGGGACGATTACGACCTGAAATTCCACATTGACCATGATTGGGTGCCGGGGAAGGACTGTTTTATCCACATGCACTGGTCACATAACGGGACCGACGTAAGCGGCAGCCTGGTCATCAACTACTATGTCACCTATGCAAAGGGGCACAACCAGTCGCCGTTCCATGCGGGAAAGAACATCACGCAGACCATCGCCAGCCTGAGTATCGCGAATACCCCGCAGTATCAGGCGCGGATTGATGAAGTCCAGCTTTCTTCCTCCGGCGGCAGCGCTACCACGATTGACACCGACCTGATAGAGCCGGACGGGTTAATCCTTATCCATTTCGACGTGACCACCATCCCGACTATAACCGGCGGATCCGGCAAGCCGTTCATTCATTTTGTGGACGTGCATTGTCAGTCAACAGGGGTGGGGACCAAACAGAAGGCACCGGACTTTTACACATGAACAGTGCCCTGAAAACCCGCGACAGTTTCAGAGAAGAAATCGGCATCTTTGAGCAGGCGCTTACGGATGTGGGCGGGGAGCGTCGTGTTGCTGGCGTCAATGACATATTCCCCCTCATCCACCGCTTTGTGCCGGGGATGTACTGCCGTGAGATATTCATGCCAGCCGGTGCGGTTATGACCACCATGATTCACCGCTACGAGCATTTTGCTTTCATCCTCACCGGTAAGGCGCGGGTGGTGTCAGAGGACAGGGGCGACGAAATCATAGGAGCCCCCGCCGTCATCATCACCAAACCGGGAACTAAGCGGGTGCTGCACATCCTTGAGGATATGAGATGGGCGACAGTGCATCTGACCGAAGGTAACGGGCAGGTAGCGACCAAAGCAGAGAGTGACCTTGTGGAAATAGAGCAAGCAGTGGTGGCGGCGACCTTTGAAGAGTATCAACAGCAGTTGGAGCACGAAGGAGACCAGTTATGTCTTGGGTAGCCGTGGCAGTGGGCGGAGCAGCAGTGGTAGGCGCAGGCGCAAGTATGGCGGCATCCAACAGCGCGGCTAAGAAGCAGGCCAGCGCCGTCAAGGGCGCATCCTCCGACGCCAATCAGTTGCAATGGGACATGTACGACCAGACCCGCGAGGACTTCGCCCCATTCCGGCAACCGTCCGACCGTGCGCT